GAGGCTTTAAGATTAAAAAATAAATAAAAGTTATACTGATGAGACTTGAATAGTCGAAACGCCGTAAGGCGTCTATAACAACAGAGGATAAACAATGATAACTATTAAATTATACATTCCGTTACACGACAATGACGGGAACGACAGACCACACCAACATGTAAAATTAATGAATAATCTAACTGATTATGAGCACATAAGCGGTTTTACTACTTATGACGCTATCGGGCATTGGTTCAATGACGGCGTTCACTATAAAGATGAGCAACGTATTTATGAGTTTCACCTTGACGGCGAAAGCGGGTATTATCTAGACGTTGAATATTTTTTAAATTTACAAGCGAAGATAATGTGTAAAGCGTTCAATCAAGAATGCATATACATGACAGTAGACAATGAGCAACACTTTATAACAGAGGATAAATAATATGAACTTAAAACAAATAATAAAAGAAACTCAAGACTATGACTACAGGGTTGAGGTTAATATTCAAATGGCTAAGGATGAACTCAAAGCCAAGAAGATAACAAGACTTCAATTCCATATGATTATGCGAGATATAGAGAAAGGCGTCTTAACCTATTAGGTTAGGGCGTCAACCGTCAGCGGATTGTGTCCGCTCTGATGAGACTAGAAAGTCGAAACGGTAACACTAACAAAGAGGAAAATAAAATATGTATATAACAAATGAAGGTAAACGTACTAGCAAATCTAATCTTAGATTATTATCACTAAATGGTAATATTGAAGTTAATCAGGAAGAAATGGGTTATGTTGATATTGAAGTACTAATCAGCTATGCAACGCCTGTCGCATACTCAATAGGCGGGTTATGGCATTACACTAGCCAAAAGTATAGCCCAACAACTAGCAAGCAAATAACACGCTTTTTGAATGCTAGGATAGGCGGAAGGGCTAACGCTTTAGAAGTTAATCAGGAAGAAGTAGACCACATGTACAAAACGAACTTCTTAGAAGATACATCATTATCTAGGGAGTTCATGTATGGATAATAACCTAATAATATTCATTATGGGTTATGTTGATAACGTCTTGCTAATCGTGGGTATTTACTACACCTTAGCAAGCGTTGAGACGTACCTTGAGAGATACTTTGAGAACTACAAAGCGTCACCTGTAGTACTAGCGTCCATATCAGGCGGGCTAGGTAACACGTTCAGCGACGGCGTGGGCTTCCTAGTCACGGGACAGGTACAATGGGCTATATTCGTCATGCTAGGCTGTCTAGCGGGTATGCTTATGGTGATACCGTTCATGGAATGGTTAAAGAGATAGTTATACTGATGAGGATTATATATCCGAAACGCCGTAAGGCGTCTATAACAAACACAGAGAGGAAACTAAAAATGACAGAAAAAGAAAAGCTAGACGCCATAGAAGATATGGTACTAGATGAGTGGACGACAAGTGACTTTATAAGTGCAATAAGTGATTATGGAATTGACTTAGACTTACGAGCTAGTCACATAGAAGCTTTATGTAAAGCTATTCTTAAAGATAGAGAGGATAATTAACAACAACAGAGAGGAAACTAAAAATGGTTGAAGTAAGTAAAGAGTTTATAAAAGACTTAATTGATAGCATTGAATGGACTATCAAAGAAGAGGGAGTACCTGAGGGCTCAAGTTTGCCTGAAGTACTAAAAGAAGCTAAAAAATATATAGGAGAATAAAAGAGAAATGGAAAATAAAAGTGACTATAAGAGACGACATAAGTATCTCTTATCATACTTTGAGGATGAGCCTGAGACACCTGAGAATGTCCAAGACTTAATACTCAAGGTCATGTTAGAGGACGGCGTAGGTACTAAGGACTGCCTGTTTAAGAAACGTACATTCTTAGAGTACTTGCGGATAGCCTATCCAAAGCGTAAGAGTAGTCAGCTCAATAGACAGGTTAACAACCTGATTAGACAGGGCGTGCTACTTCATTACACTCATACCAAGACACTTAAATATGTGGTTAGAGGTAGACAGTGGGACGCTAGGGTAGCTAAGATGACTAAGCCATACTCAGAGATGTCCTGTGGTGAGCTACAACAAGAGATACTCATGGGAGAATGTCCAAGTAGACGTAACAGGTTCATTGGTGACCATTGGCACTTAGCTAACATAGATAAGTAGTTAAGTAGGATAGTTATGAGGAGTGATAGCCCTTGTATAGCTATATAGCTAGGTAGACGAGGGTTATCACTATAATGGGTACTTTAAGATTTGTTCGGGCTTTGTCCTGAACAGTATGTAGTACTTTGTTGACAATTAATATACACACAAGAGAGGATAATAAAATGACAAGTAAAGAAGAACTAGAGAAACAATTAGAAAGCACAGTAGAGTCTTTGAAAGAGGACGCTCATATAATGGATGATATAGAAGTTGGATTTGAGGTAGGTTATATATCAGCACTATGTTATGTGCTACAGAAAAAAGAAATAGCTGAAGAAATGCAAGATGAATATATGCCATAGGGAATATAAGTTGACAATTAATATACACACAAGAGAGGATAATAAAATGAAAGTATTAAGAATAGATAATCAAAGAGTTTTAGAGGGTAGAGTTTATAAGACACTCGAAGATTTGAGACTTCAATTATGTGATTATCACTCAATAGATTGGCAGATAGGAATTGATAAAGATGATAAAGATTACACAGATATTTATTCATTAACACTAGAAGATATTATGGAACATGGAGATTGGAGTTATGAAATGATAACAGATGAACAAGCTAATGAGTCTTACTATATAAAAATGTATGATGATTGATAGAGGAGAATAAAAAATGAACATCTTTGTATTAGATAGAAACCCTTTCGTATGTGCAACATATCATTGTGATAAGCATGTACCTAAGATGATACTTGAGACGGCACAAATGATGTGCACGGTAGCTAATGAGCTCGGTGTACCTGATGTGCCGTACAAGTCTACTCATCCTAAACATCCGTCCACGTTGTGGATAGGTAAGTCATGGTCTAATTGGATATGGGCTAGAAGTCTAGCTTCGGCTCTTAACTTTGAGTATAAGAGACGCTTCAATCATGAGGTTAACCACAAGTCATGGGACGTGATAGATAACCTTAGACTGACTGACGGTATTTACAGGCTAGACGGCATTGGGTTAACACCGTTTGCTCAAGCTATGCCTGATGAGTACAAACATGATGACCCTGTAGTTGCATATCGTAACTACTACAAACACGGTAAGGCAGACATACTGACTTACAAATACAGTAACAAACCAAAATTCTTAGGAGAATAAAATATGTGTGAACTAACATTAGAACAAGCGGGACAGTTTCATCCAGTAAAGGAGAGACACTATCAACAATACTTAAAGACGCTAGACTGGGCTGACTTTGGACAGCATGATACAGTCAGACGTGCTAGGTATGAAGAGTTTATCAAGGGTGGCTTACATCCTAGTGAGGAAGAACACAAGAAGCCTATTAGACTAGTCACTGGGACTGAGGACTACGGCAAGGAGTTTTAAAGTACCCTTTATAGATACCATTTGGTTTGCTCAAAACTTTAAGGTATTTTCCTCTGGTGTCCTGAGCAAGACATAAAACTGCTCACCAATTATAAACACAATAACTTAAGGAGTTTATTCTATATGACAGAGATATTTAAAAACATCAATGAGTACGTTGATGAAGTAGAACATGAAGAAGAGATGATTAGGCTGGGTAAACAGCGAGTCAATAAGCGTAGGCACTCACATGTCCAACGTGAAGAGGAGTCAGTGACGAGCTATGGTAAAGTCATGGTTTCACAAACGATTAGACCGTTAGCTCAGTGCATACAGACATACTTGGAGAGCAATGCTGAGTCAATAGGTCAGCCACAAAAAGCTTTCACAAAGTTAAGACATGTAGAGCCTGAGATATCAGCTTTGATTACAGCTAAGCATATCATCAATACAATCACACAACATAAACCATTGACAGCTACAGCTATATCATTGGGTGGTAAGATTGAGACTGAGATAGCCTTACAAAACTTTAAGAACTTAAACCCTGAGTTGTATGAGGCAGTCAAGACTGACCTTGATAAACGCTCATGGAATTATTCTTATAAGCGTAGGAAACTAAGAGAGTCAGCCAAGAGAGATGATGTGGCTGAGTGGGAAGAGTGGGACACCAACACCAAGTTACAGCTTGGTATACGTTTGGTTGAGCTCATGATAGAAGCCACAGGTATGATTGAGATGGGCGTTGAGGTTATTAACCGTAAGCGTACTAAGATTATCAAACAGACAGTCAAGACTAGAGAGTGGATAACCAATCGTAATAGTTTTAATGAGCTGTTGAACCCTGAGTATCTACCTACAGTTATGCCGCCTAAACAGTGGACGTCAGTCACGGGTGGTGGATACTGGACTAAGGAGCTGCCTGAGTTAGACCTAGTTAAACAGAAAAATAAAATCTTTAAGCGTGAGCTAGAGAACTTTGACATGCCTGAAGTATACAACGCTGTCAATGTTATGCAGTCCACTGGCTTTAAGATAAATACTTTTGTACTAGATGTGATGAAGCACGCTTGGGACAACGGGGAAGCTATGGGTGGCATGCCACCAACAAAGGATATGCCTATACCTAACAAGCCACATGACATAGACACTAACCCTGTGTCACGTAAGGAGTGGAAGAAACAAGCTGTTATCTGCCATACAGAAAACTCTAGGATGTTTAGTAAGAGATTACTGTACGCCAAGATACTTTGGGAAGCTGATAAGTTTAAAGGCTATAGCAATATATACTTCCCATTACAATTAGACTTTAGGGGCAGAGCCTATTGTGTTCCCGCATTTCTAAACTATCAGGGTATCAGTGGGGCTAAGGCTCTATTGTCATTCTCTCATGGTAAAGAGATAACTGAAGATAATAGCGGTGGCTTTTGGTTAGCTGTGCACGGGGCAAACGTGTGGGGCAATGATAAAGTTACACTTGAAGAGCGAGCTCAATGGTCTATGGATGAGGACAACATGGCATGGATAAGACGAGTGGCTGAAGACCCTATCTCAAATAGAGAGTGGGAAGATGCTGACTCGCCGTTCCAGTTTCTTGCATGGTGTGATGAGTGGATACGCTTTCAGAATGAGGGCTATGGTTTTATATCTTATCTACCAGTTGCAATAGACGGGTCATGTAATGGGCTACAATTATATTCGCTTATGTTAAAAGATAAAGAAGCGGGTAAGCTAGTCAATGTAGTGCCGAGTGATAAACCACAGGACATCTATCAGTTAGTAGCTGATGCTGTGACTGAGCGTTTAAAAGATGAGGTGACACAGGGTAAAGAGTTTGCTCAGCAGTGGTTAGACTATGGAGTTAAGAGGAGTACTACTAAGCGTAGCATTATGACAATATGTTATGGCTCAACAAGATACTCATGCACTGACTTTGTAGTAGAAGACCTAACTAAAAGAAAAGATAAAGGAGAAGAACATCCCTTTGAGGACATGTTCAAACCCTCTATCTATCTTGCGGGTATTATTTGGGAGAGCATAGGAGACAACTTGAAGTCAGCCCGTAAAGGCATGGCTTATTTGCAGTCTATTGCTAAGGTGGTAGCTAAAGAGCAGCTGCCTATTCACTGGGTGACACCAGTTGGATTTCCTGTGTATCAGTCGTATCCTGAGATGAAGTCTAAGAGAGTCAAAGCTATGCTAATGGGTGAAGTTATTAAACCTAGAATAAAAGAAGAGACAGACAAGACTGATAAGCTAAGGATGTCCAATGGTGTCGCACCTAACTTTGTGCACTCACTGGACTCAGCGGCTATGATACGAACTGTTAACATTGCTAATAAGAATGGTGTAAAGAATTTTTGCAACGTTCATGATAGCTTTGGTACAACAGCGGGAGATGTGGAGATGCTAAGTGCTAGTCTCAAAGAAGCTTTCATTCAGACATTCACA